GTCGCCGCGCCGGAGACGTGGGTCGTGACGGCCACCGCCGAGGCGGACCAGCTCGCCGGCCCCGGCGTCTGGCTCGCCTGCCTCGTCACCATCGACCTCCTCACCCTCTCGGAGACTCCGTAAATGTCCACCGCGCTCGACATCACCCGCGAAGTGCGGGTCCGCAAGGAGGCCTCGTTCGGCGTCGCGCCGGGGGCCACCGGGGCTCGCATCGTGCGCCGCACGCAGTTCGCGGGCGGCCTCACGAAGCAGCCGTTCCAGTCGCAGGAAATCCGCCCCGACTACCAGATCGCCGACGTGCGGCACGGCATGCGCGGCGTGTCGGCGACGCTGTCGGGCGAGCTCAGCCCCGGGTCGCATCAGGAGTTCTTCGAGAACATCCTGCGGCGCGTGTACGCGACGGCCCCCACCTCGAGCCCGCTGACCAACGTCACCGCGGCGGCCGCCGGCCGCACGTTCACGCGGGCGGCGGGCTCGTGGATCACCGACGGCTTCCGCGTCGGGATGGTGGCCCGGGTGTCGGGCTTCCTCGCCCCCGCCACGGCCAACAACCGCGACTATCGCATCACCGCGCTCACGGCCACGGTGATGACCGTCGCCGAAGTCGTGGTCGATCGCGTGGCCGGCGACTCCGTGACGTTCACGCTCGCCGGGCGGCACACCTTCGTGCCGATCACGGGCCACACCAACGAGTCGCTGTACCTCGAAGACTGGAATCCCGGCGCGCCGCTCTCGGAGCGCATGGCGGGGTGCCGCGTCAACCAGATCGGCATCACGATGGCGCCGAACGACATGGCGCGCCTCCAGATCGGCCTCATCGGGCAGGACTCGACCGCCGACACCACGGCGTACTACACCAGCCCGGCCGCGCCCTCCACGACGCCGATCGTTGCCGGGCCGACCGGCCAGATCCGGATCGGCTCGGCCGACATCGCTGTCGTCACCGGCGGGTCGCTGCAGATCGGGGCCGCGCTCGGCACGCAGGACGTGATCGGCTCGACGGTCACGCCGGACATCTACCCGGCCCCCGTCGTGGTGACCGGCGAGCTGTCGATCCTCGTCCAGGACGAAGTCGAGTGGAACCGGTTCTCGCTCGAGACCGAGTTCGCCATCTGGCTCAAGCTCAACGCCTCGACGGATCCGCTCGCGCCGTTCCTCTCGTTCTACATGAGCCGGTGCAAGTACAGCGGCCGCAACGCGGCCCCGCAGAACGGGTCGATCGTCCAGACGCTGCCCTTCCAAGCGCTGCTCCCGGCGTCGGCGACGGGCACCGAGCAGACGACGATCCTGGTGCAGGACTCCGGGGCCGTCTGATGACCACGTCTCCCAAGGCGGAGGTCGGCGCAGCGCCGGCCTTCGCGGTGTCCTCGCTCGACGCGCTCAACTTGGGCAAGCTCGCGGCGGCCGGCGTGTGGTGCGCGCTACGGCATCCGGTCACTGGCGCGCCTCTGGTCACGCCGGAGGGCGCGCCCATCCGGCTCAAGCTGGCGGGCATGGACGCGCCGGTCGCCAAGGCGGCGGCCGCGCGGTTGTCGGCGTTGCCCAAGGACGCGCCGACGGCGGAGCTCGAAGCGGCGCTCCGCCAGCAGGTCATCGACTGCACGCTCGAATGGGAGGGCGTCCCGCTCGAGTTCTCGCCGGCCAATGTCGCGGCGTTCTACGCGGCGTGGGACTGGGCCGAAGGGCAGGCGCTCGAGACGATCGCGGCCCGTGACCGCTATCTGGGAAACTGATCCGGGCGCTCGCCGCGTGCGCGGCGTGGCACGGCCGCATGGCCGCGCCGCAGGCCGACGGGCGCCCGTTGCGTGCGCACCTGCAGGCGGCGGCCACGCAGGGCGCGTTGCCGATGGCCACGCTCGACCCGCCGCCGCTCCCGCCGCCATGCACGGCCGGCTGGGGCTGGTGGACGGAGCTCGCGTCGGCGCGGCCGGCGTCGGGCTTCGGCCTGTCGCCGCTGGCGTTCAGCGAGATCGCGGCGTGGGCACGGCTCACGCGCGAGCGGCCGGCCCCGATCGAAATCCGCGCGATCATCGCCGCCGACGCCGCATGGCGGCAGGCCGTCGAGGATGCGCGCCCCAAGGAGGGCGGTAAATGAGCATTGCCCGGCTGCAGCTCATCCTCGACTCGACGCAGATGCGCGCCGGGGCCGAGGCCACCGCGCGCGAGCTGAACAAGGTCACGGCGTCGTCGAAGGCCGCCGAGGCCGCGGTCAAGGCGCAGGCGCGCGTCATGGCCGAGGCCGCGAACGTCGCCAAGAGCCAGGCGCAGGCGGCCAAGGCATCGGCCGACGCCACGATCGCCGAAGCGCGGGCGCAGCGGGAGGCGGCACGCGCCGCAGCGGAAGCCGTGCGGGCCAAGCAGCAACTGGCCGGCGTCATGGGGCAGCTGCGCAACGTCGTGGCGGCGTACCTCAGCCTGAACACCGCGCGCGCGCTGGCCGACATGGCGGACCGGGCGACGCTGCTCGCGGCTCGGCTGCGATTGGTCACCGCGTCCGCCGGCGAGGCAGCCGGGGTGCAGTTCCGGCTGGCAGAGTTGGCGCGCGAGAACGGCGTCGCCTTCGCGGACCTGTCGCAGATCTACACGCGGATCGCGCGCGGGGCGGCCGAGTTGGGCATCCAGCAGCGCACGGTCATGCAGACGACCGAGGCGCTGTCACTCGCGGTTCGGGTGTCCGGTGCGACGGCACAAGAGGCGTCGGCGGCGCTCCTGCAGTTCTCGCAGGGTATCGCGTCCGGCAAGCTTGGCGGTGAGGAGCTTCGCGCGGTGCTCGAGCAGTTGCCGCGCGTCGCGCAGGCGGTCGCGGCGGGGCTCGGGGTGACCACAGGCCAACTCCGCGAGCTGGGCGCGGCGGGGAAGCTGGGACCCACCGAGGTGCTCAACGCGCTCACGACGCAGCTCGAGAAGCTGCGCGCGGAGGCGGCGCAGTTGCCGTCCACCATCGGGCAGGGTGTGGAGCGGCTCGGGAACGGGGCGCTCGCGCTCGTCGATGCGCTCAACCGCGCGACCGGGCTTGGCGCCGGCCTCGCGGCCATGTTCACGACCATCGCAGAGAAGGCCGAGCAGGCGGCCAGCGCGATCGACCGCGTGAACGACCCGAACGCCGGGTTCACGCAGGCGTCGGCGGAGGCGCGCAATCTGTCGTGGTCGGAGCTGAATGCCCGGCTCGGGACGGCGCGGCAGGCCTACCTCGAGCGGCGCGCCCAGCTCGGATCCACGGCGTTCCGCAACGACCGGCGACTCGAAGAGCTGTCCGCGTTGCTGGACCCCGTCCGCGCCCTCGAGGCCGAGCGACGCCGGCGCATGACGCAGCGCACCGGCACGATGAATCGGATCACGGTCTCGGCGCCGGAGGTGACAGACCGCGATCGCCAGCGCGCCGCCGATGAGGCGGCCCGGGAGCGCGACCAGATTGCCGCGTACGAGCAGGATCTCGACCGCTATGCGTACGACGTGATGGCCGCGTTCGAGCGCGATCGCGAGCGCACGCGGCTCGCCCCGCCGCGCGCCTCGGCGCCGTTCGTGACGGACATCGGTTTTGATGGTGGCGCCCTCCAGCAGTCGCTCCGGCTGCTGGATCCGGTGTTCAAGCGCATGGAGGCGGCCAAGGAGGCGGCCGAACAGATCCGCGAGAACCTCACGCGCGGGCTGCAGCAGTCGGTAGCGACGTTCGCGGAAGGCTTGATGACGGATGGGCTGTCATCGGCGCGGCGCTTCGCGGAGACCTTTGCGGGCTTGCTCCGCCGCGCGGCCGCTGAGGCGATTGCCGCCGCCCTGATGCAGCGGGTCTCGATTGGCGCCGTCATGAGTCTCGGGGGCGGGATTCTCCCGGGGGCGGGCAGCGGCGCAGCCGGAACGGGACCGGCGGGCGCGACGGCCAGCGTCACGGCCGCCGCCGGGACGAGTGCCGCGTTCACGGGGGTGGCCGCCGCCGCGCTGGTCGTGGTCGCGGCCTTCTCCGAGCTGCAGGCTTCGGCGCAGCGGGTGCGCAGCGCGAACGAGTCGGTGGCGCGCCTCAACAACGACGCGCGCGGGCGCATTCTGCGCGCGACGGGGCGGGAGGCGGAAGCGGACGCCCTGGACCGCGAGCAGGCCAACCGCGAGCGACTGGAGGCGATCGAGCGGCAGCGGCAGGACGCCTTGCGCCAGGTGCGCGAGTCGCTCACGGCGCGCGGCTCCCGCATTCTCCGCGTCCTCCCGGGCGGGCAAGGCGCGGCGATCGCGTTGGCGCGGCGGCGGGACGCCGAGATCGCGCGGATCAATCGCCAGTTCGAAGAGGCGGCGCGGCTTGAGCGCGAAGCGCAGGAGGCGGAGCGCGGCGCCATCGGCGGCGGCTCCATCGGCGACTACAACGCGCCGGCGGGGCTCAACGTCGCGGCCATGATCGGGGACATCCGGCGGGCCACGCTGGCGGCTCCTGAGGTGCCCGGCGGTGGCGTGGGCGGCGGGCGCGAGGGGCTGACCATCGTCATCAACGGCCCGGTGACCACCGAGGCCAAGTCAGCCAGCGAGTTCGTCCGCGAGATGCAGTCGTTGGCGCAGACACAGTACGGCAGCCCGGCGGAGTGGAGCCGGGTCACGGTGATGGCCTGATGCTCACCGTTGCCGGGATCACCGTTCGCGTCGCCAATGGCGGCGGCGCGCGCCAGCTCGCGAACGTCGTCGTCGGCGACGAGGACCGGGCGTTCGACGGCTCGCACCGGTCCACGGTCCGCGCGCAGAAGCGCCGCTACTCGATTCCCAGTGCCTGGCACACCGAGGCGGAGCTCGCCGCGCTGCGCGCGGCCTGCGGTCCCGGCGTGTACGTCACCGTCGTCATCAACGGCGTGACGCTCACGGCGCAGGTCACGATCGAGGACGCGGCGTATCTCGGCTTCGGCGGCGTGGTGCTGCGTACCTTCACGCTCACGATCGAGGAGCGCTGAGTGCGCACGCTGAGCGGGGCCGAGCGCACGCTGATCGGCGGATCGCGCTTCGACGTGCATCTGCGGGCCTTCATCCGCGATGCCGGCGGCACCTTCCGCGATCTCACGAACGTGCACGGCGCCCGCAACTGGCTGCTCGGCGTCACGATTCGCGAGTCGCTGGATAGTCCATCGGCGACGGCCTCCGTCACGCTTTCGCGCACCGAGGGCGGGCTGTCGATCGCGCCCGGCGTGTCCGGCAGCTCAGGACCGCGTGTGTCTCGGCGGGCGCTGCACCGGCGGCGGGCGACTGGCGGCGGGTGTTCTGGGGGCGCGTGGATCGGCTCGACACCGGCGACCGCGAGCGGATCACGCTCGAATGCCGCGACCTGTCGGGCCGCCTGACGGACCTGTTCCTCGAGGCGCCATATCAGGTGCCGGCCGTGGCGATCGAGACGGCCATTCAAGGCCTGCTCGACGCCAGCCCGCTCGGGAACATCGTGACGCTGGCCACCCCGGTGAGCCCGGCGTTCACGATCAACGCGGCGAACGCGCCCCGGCTCGACGCGGTGTCCCTCTTCACGGCGGCGCGTCAACTCGCCTCGCAGGTCGGGTGGGACCTGCGGTATCGCTGGACCGGGTCGACGACGAACGAACTGCGGTTCTTCCAGCCGGATCGCGCGAAGACGACGCCCGACCTGACCATCGGCCCCGGCGAGTACCTGTCGGTGCGGTCGTGGGCGGCGGCGATCGAGGACGTGCGGAACGTCGTGTCGGTGCAGTACCGCGACGCCACGGGCTTGCCGGCCACGGAAGTTCGAAGCAACAGCGCAAGCATTACCGCCTACGGGCGCCGGGCGATGCGGCTCGGCGGTGACACGACCGGCCTGATCCGCACGCAGGCGCAGGCGCAGGCCTTGGCCGACGCGGTGCTGGCCGACCTCGCGTTGCCGTCAGCGACGCACCAGATCGAGACGCTGTACCTGTGGCCGGTCGAGCTCGGCGATCTGTGGCGGTTCTCGGCGAACGCGGTGCACTACGACGGCAATCAGGACTACGCCGTCGTGGCGATCGAGCATGAGCTGACGCAGACGCGGCACCGGACGCGCGTGACCGCGCGCGGCAAGCCGGCGGCGCGCTACTACGGCTGGCTGCGCCAAGGCCTCACGTCGTCGGACATCATCGCGGCCGCGATCACGAACGCCGCGCCGGGCGGCAACGCAACGCAGGCCGAGATCAGCTACAGCGCCAGCGGCGGCACGCTCACGGTGCTGCGCAACGGCGCGGTGGTCACTCCGGGCGCGTCGCCGTGGGTCGTCAATCGGCCATCGGCGGGCAATGCCGATGTGTACGAGTTCATCCAGACCGCTGGTGCCGTGCGGGAGTCGGTGCTCGTCACGGTCTACAGCAACGAAATGTTCTCGGGCAGCGGCTACGTCGGCGGGTCCGGCACGCCCAACCGACTCGCGCGCTGGGCATCCTCATCGACGCTGGCCGACAGCGTCCTCGAGGACGACGGCACGCACGCCTTCCCCTCGTCCGACGCGACCCGCGACCTCGGCACGGCGGCGCGGCGGTGGCGCGACATCCGCGCGAGCCGGGATGTGATTGCGGGGGGGAAGGTCGGCGTCGGGATCGCGCCCGAATTGACGTTGGACGCATCAGCCGAGAACCCAACACGCGGCATCGTCCAGCGCGTGCGGAACGGCGCGGGGAGTTCGCTGACCGGCTCGCAGTTGCAGTTCACGCAGAACACGATTGCCGATTGGACAATCGGCCAGCCCGCAGGCGTCAACGCCTTCGGCGTGTGGCGCGGTCGGAACCCGGTGGCCGACGGCGTAGAGATGCAACGCTTCCACGCCTCCGGCGGCATCTCCCTGCTCGACTCCACTGACCCCGGCGCGGGCGTGGTGCGGGTGGGGGGCATTCTGACCGCGACCGGCAACCTGCGGGCAGGGCTTGGCGCTATCGGCTTCATCGAAGCGGTGGCCGGCACGGGGTTGTTCTCCGGATACGCGCAGTTCATGCGCCCGGACGGCACCCGCGTCGGCTACATCGGCTTTGCGGGCACGAGCGGCGGATCGGACACCGGGACGATTCCCTACGTCGCCGGCACCCATGACTTCA